ACGATTTAACAGATAAAAGATCAGCTTTGTCGGCAAACGAAGTCCTGTTGAAACTCAAGGACAGATTCCCCGCAGGAAAGCTCAAGGTACAGGAATATCACGAGGAATTGGAGAAGTATAAAGAGATATGACTAATAGAATAAACTTCTAAGCGTTAGGTGATGTTAAATAGTATTAAGTAAGAACGATTAGGAACAAATCTAGGAATATCTAGTATTGTATACACACACATCCTTAAAAAGACAGAATAGAGCTATTAAAGCTAAATGAAGTGTTTAAACTGTGAAAAGGAATACGAAGGATATGGAAAGACTTGCGGTGCTTGTAGGGTTAGATTAAGCAGAGAGAAATCTGTTACAGAAAAACCTGTTACATTGCCAGAAGTAGAATCTGTTACATTGAAGAAGGTCGAGGTAACTGGCTTATGCCACGGATGCAAAGAACAGCAATCCAGTACCTCGGTGTGCATCTGTCATCTGTGTATCGCTAAAGACGTAACCCATAAAGGCCTAGGATTAGAAATGTGTAAGGCATAGGGGGGAGGGGATGGGCGAGTCGGAAAAGGGGGAATAATTATTATACCCCTCCCACAGGAAAACAGGAAAAAAGACAAGATAGTATAAATGCCGTTCTCTGAAAAGAAAATACAGGATAAGATTGGTTTTGAGCCGCATAAGGAACAACAAGAGGTATTAAGGTACGACGGGAGGGAAACTACATTGTGCTGCGGGAGGAGATGGGGAAAATCAAAGCTGTGTGCATACCTTGCATTAAAGGTTCTTCTAGAGACGGAGAAGAAGATATGGATTGTGTCGCCTACGTATGACCTGTCCCAGAAGGTGTTTGAGTACCTGGTGCAGTGGCTTATCAAGATGTTTCCCAAGCATGCTTCGCAGATGATTTCCTACAGGCCTTTTCCAAGGATAAAGACGTTGAACGGAAGCATACTGGAATGCAAGAGTGCTGAGAATCCTACTGGTCTTTTAGGGGAAGAGTTGGACCTGTTGATTGTGGATGAGGCGAGCAGAATATCCAAACGAGTTTATGAGACGTACCTTTTTCCTACGACAGCTTCCAGGCAGGGAAAGACCGTGTTCATCTCTACTCCTTTCGGCAAGAACTGGTTCTACTACAAGTGGATAGAAAACAACCAGAGAAAAGGCTCTTTCAGGTTTCAGAGCAAAGGGAACCCATATTTCCCGATAGAAGAATGGGAAAGGGCAAGACAGATATTACCAGAAAAAGTTTTCAAGCAAGAATACTTAGCTGAGTTCTTGGAAGGTGCGGCTTCCGTGTTCAGGGGAGTAAGGGAGATTATCAACGATACCTGCTTGAAAGACGCCGTGCCAAAAAGGTTCTACGTTATGGGGGTTGATCTGGGAAAGCACCACGACTTTACCGTTCTGACCATTATTGATAAGATAACTTATGAGGTGGTATACTTTGACAGATTCAAGCAGATAGACTGGCCCTTGCAGAAAGCAAGAATCATCGCTGCTGCAAGGCGGTATAACTCCTCAAGGGTGATAATAGATTCAACAGGTATAGGAGACCCCATATCTGACGACTTAAAAAGAGAAGGGCTCCTGGTAGATGACTTCAGGTATACCAACAAATCAAAGCAGCAGTTGATAGAAAAGTTAAGCGTTTTCATTGAACAAAAAAGCATCATCATTCCTCCGCAAGAAGAATTGATTGACGAGCTGGAAAGTTTCGGATATTATATAACTGATGCGGGGAATGTGAAATACCAAGCTCCAGAAAGATTGCATGATGATTGCGTGAACTCCCTTGCGTTAGCCGTGTGGGGACTGCAGGGCAGAGCCCAGAAGCCAATGACTCCCTTGGAAAAACTTCTTAGTAATAAAGAGGAAAGGCCGAAATTAACAATTCAATCTTTTATATAATGGCAGTAACATTATCAGAAGGACAACCAGTAGGGTACGAACAGCTAACTGTATCGTCTTCTTCTATTGGTTTAGCCTCAATACCAGAAGAAGAATAAATCCAAGAAGAGCTGCGTAAAAACTGTGGCAAGAAACAAAACTAAGAAAACTCTACAGAGGATAGGAAAAGAATTAAAAAGAAATCCTCCTGCTGTTCTTGCCAAGACTAGAAGAAAAAAGGGCAAAGCGGCAGCCGAGAGGCAACGAAAAGCCATTCTTCTAAGCAAGGCAAGAAAGGCAGGTGCAAGAGTTCCCAGATAATATGGGCAAGGTAATTAAAGTAAAGGGAGGGTATCAATATATTGACCCCAAAACCAAAAAGAAGGTTGGGGGAGTTAAAAGAACCAAAAAAGCAGCACAAGCTGTGGTAATGCGTAAAAAATAATTATGGCAGGACATCCCAAAAAGAAAAAGAAAAAGAAATAGATGGCAGACATCTCAACGATAATACGAGCAGAGATAGACACTTGGGAGAAAACTTTCCTCTCTATCAATCCTTCGTTTGCTCCAAGACAACAGGATATCTTGGAGCTTATTGATTTATACTGGATGTCAAAGTATCAGAAGGGAGACCGAGACAGTTCTGGATGGAGAAGGACATTCTACAACATTGTAGAGAATCCTACTTTGGTTGCGTCAAAGATAATTGATTTAGATACGAAAGACATTCGTATCATTGCAGAGGATGGCCAGTCATATTGGCCGTCTTGGTTTTTTCAGAAGGAATTGAAACTTTGGATGAAAGAGAACCTTATAGGAAAACTGTTAAATGAGATTATATTTAGTCTTCCCAAATACGGCCATATTGTATTAAAGAAAGTAAACTCAAAGTTAGAACTGGTAAATCTCAGAAATATCATTATTGACCAGACTGTCAGGCATATGAAAGGGAATGTAAGGATAGAACGACACCAATTTTCTGCTTCAGAATTAGAATCTATGGGAAGGGAGTTGAACTGGCAAGACGTAGAAATAGTATTGGCATCTGATACAGACCAGGAAGGAAAATATGTTATATATGAGAGATTTGACCCCTTGGCTCAAGAAGAAAACTATCATATCGTATTTTTAGGAAAAGAAGGGAAAAGCGTTGTCCTTGCATCAGGTAAGATAGACGACCCGTATCGTGAACATAAATGGGAGGATTTGGTTATACGTTGGTTGGGAAGGGGGCAGGTAGAGAAGCTATTTGACAACCAGATTGCTGCAAACGAAGGAGAGAATATGTTTCGTCAGGGATTGCAGTGGTCTTCCAAACGCTTCTTTCAGACAAGAGACGAAACTATTGCAAGGAACCTGTTTACGGAAGCTGAAAATGGAGAGTTATTCCGAGTTCAGTCTGAGATTACCAATATTCCCATGGAAGAACGGAATCTCAGTGCGTACAGATATGCAGATGAAAAGTGGGCTGTTAATACGGATAAGAGAACATTTGCATTTGACGTAGTGAGAGGAGAAAGACTGCCTGCTGGGACTCCGTTAGGTTCGGCTCTTTTGCAGTCTCAAATGGCAGGTTCCTTCTTTGAACTGAAACAAGAAGAATTAGGATTGTTCTTAAAAGACTTAATACTGAATGATATTATCCCAGAGTTTAAAAAACAGAAAAAAGCAGAGCATTTTGTGAACCTTCTTAATCTTGGTCAGGATGATGTTCTACTGGACGGTATCCAACGAAACAGACTGAATCACCGCATGAATAGAAGGATTATCCAGCATGTTGCTCGCAAAGGAAAATGGCCTGTACAAGGTGAGTTAGATTTGTTTAAACTGGTCGAAGGAGAGAAACTAAAAAGACCAGAAGAATCAGATACTTTGCTTCCTGAAGGATTCTATGATAACCTGAAGTATAAGATAGATATTGTTGTTACGCAGGAGCAGGTAGACATTGCAGCCAAACTTACTACTCTGCAGACAGTTCTTCAGATTATGGCAACCAACCCGACCATTATGCAGGATAAGAGAACAAAACGGATATTCTTTAAGATGTTGGATATGGTAGGAGTAAATCCAGAAGAACTGGATGTTCCAGAAGAAATAGGAGTTGAACAAATAGTTGCAGAGAGAGGAGGTTCCACGGCCAGAGTTGCAGCTCCTTCCTTGGCTCCTACCGCCCTTAAAACTTCAACTGTACTATGATAGAAAGAGATATTACGGAACAGGAGAGAAGGTACATGAAGGAGAAACAGGCATTGCCGAAAAGTGTTTTGGAAAAGGAATTGGAACATGTAAAGGAGAGGATACTTGACTTGGAGGATGATGAAGAGGTAAAATTAGAAAGAAGGTTTGGCAGATGGCTCAGAACATGGTTTAGGACATTGGAATTACTGAAAGAGAAAAAGCAAGAAGATAAAAAAGATGTCGATATATACGTTTAATTGCGTTCCATAAACGCTTCAAAATATGGCAGAAGAGAATGAGTTGCAGGACTCTCCAAAACCTGCTGGGGAAGAGGAAATCCCTTCAAAACCTACTGGGGAAGGCGAACCCGAAAAAACGCCAGAGGAATCTGATGCCTCACCAGAAGACCAGGTTGCTCAGTTAAAAAAGACAAATCAGCAGCTCTATGAAAGAGCAAAAAGGGCTGAAACTGAGCTGAAGACTAACAAGGAGGAAACTGCTCAGAAAGAACCTCCAAAAACTCAAGAGAAAGACCCTATTAAAGAGGCTAAAGATTATGCTCGTCTTTATGCTCAAGGATATTCAGACGAGGAAGTAGCTCTTCTGGAAAAGTATAAAGGAGAAAAAAGTATAACAGAGGTAGCTAAAGAACTTAATCTTATCATTGAGGATATGAGGGAAAAGAAAAAGTCGGAGCAACAAGTTCCTCCGCCTTCTACTGAAGCTGGTGCTACGGAAAAAGAAAAGGATACAAGCAAGATGACGTCAACCGAAAGGGCTGATACGTTTGAAGACTTGATTCTTAAAAGAAGAAAAGCACAGGGCATTTAGAAGGTTAAAAACTGAATAAAGATGCCCACAACAAACACTTACAGTGCCGCTGACTTAGTTGCGTTTATTCCCGAAATATGGACAAACGAGGTCTTGAAGTTCTACTTTGATGCCACAGTTGCAGCAGACTTCTTTCGGGACCTTTCAGAGTTTGGACAGGGAGGAGGAGATATATTCCACGTAGCGGATATCTTCACCAACAACTTCAGTTCATCTGCAAAGTCCAACGCTGCCGAGGTAACTCTGGTTAGTCCTACAACGACAGATATTACCATCACGGTGAATACCTGGAGAGAAGTCTCTTACCTGATTGAGGACATGGAGTTACAGCACATGGGAGTAGGAAAGGTAGCTGCAATCTTTGATGCTTTCTCAGAACAAGCAGGAGGAAGACTGGCAGACGACCTAGAGGATAACCTGTTAGCTTTGTGGTCTGGAATCTCAACGACTGTAGGTTCAACTGGTTCTGCCGTAACTGATTTGCAGGTTAGACAGGCAATCAGGAACGTGGATGACAATCCAACGCCAAGAAGAGACAGGGCGTGGTTTATTCATCCAAGAGTATTCTGGGACCAAATTATCGGTTTGCAGAAATACTACGATGCTTCTCAGGCAGGATGGCAGTTAAGAGGAGGACCTGTTATCTCTGGAGGTTTTGGACAGCAAGTTCAGCAAGGCCCTGGGATTAAAGCAACGACTGGGTTATACGGTAAAATAATTGCCGTAGTAAAATCAGTTCTAAATACCAAGGAACTCTTGACATTACTGGTATTCAATGATAGGATACCAGTATATGCAAAAGCATAGTCAAGACAACTTGAGGCAAGCTATTCGTTTAGCTTATGTAGCAGGACTAATAGATGGAGAAGGAACAATCAGGATAGCAAAAGCAAAAAGTGAGAATAATACTTGGAATTACACCTATAAAGCAGCTCTATCTTTTGTGAATACGAACAGAAGAATGTCAGAAATTGTTTCAGAGTTTATGGGAACAAGGATATACGATTCAGAATATGGAAGTTCAGGAAAGACAATGTATAGAGTTCAAAAGATGGGATTAGAAGGAGTAGCAGAATTGCTTAAAAAGATTCTCCCATATTTAGAAGGAAAGAAAAAACAAGCAGAATTAGTAATAGAATTCTGTGATAAAAAAACTTCCTATTCTGTCAAAGATAGTCCGAAAACTGGAAAGAAGGGAGGAAACTACATTCCCAAAGAAGAGATAGAATTGAGAGAAAAGTATTATTGGAAAGTTAAAAATCTAAACGAATATCGCAGCCGCAACGACTAAACGAACTGACACCAAGGTGGTGAAGTCATAGTCTGAACTGCATGGTGACATGCAGAGGAAAATCCGAAGAGTTTTTCCCGCCTCAAAAGAGGTCAGAAAAGTAACAGATTGATGCTATACGGAGACCCAGTTTACGTAACAACCAACATTGTTACAGATGCCTCGGCTTACAGATGTCTGTATGCCCATAAAGATGCCTTTGGATTCCTGGTGATAACACCTGGAGGAAGAAGGATACGAATGCAGTCAAACTACATTCCAGAGAACTTAGGTCTTCTGACAACCGCTGATACGATTTACGGTTCAGCAGAATTGAGAGATGACCACGCAGTAGTACTAGCTGCTTCTACAACAGCCTCGACCGCATAAACATTCCTTGTAATGTTCGTTTATGGGGGGAGTTCCTTTCGAACCTCTCCCCATGACGAAAGGAAACGAACATGTTAAAACCTGAACAACTAGCAGAAGCAATGGAAATTCTGAGAAAAGCAGGAAAGGTTAAAGATGAAGGAACTTTAGAGAAAAGTGGACAACAAGTATCTTCAAAGTACATTGAAA